AGACCTGCCCTATCCGATAGAGAGGGTAGTGCTATCTTTTTGGGAACACCTGCTGGGCATAATCATTTTTTTGAAATACTACAATCGGCTAAAGAACAGAGCGAAGAAGGCTCTGACCAATGGTACTGGAAGATTGCCAAAGCTAGTGAAACGAAACTTGTGAAAGATGAGGAACTCAAAGCTGCACAGTTGCAAATGACACCTGAGCAGTATGAGCAAGAGTATGAGTGTTCATTTACGGCTGCTATAATTGGTGCGTATTATGGGAAACTATTGGCTGATGCTGATGATAAGGGCAAGATTACCAGGGTTCCATACGATCCTGCATTGCCAGTTCATACGGCTTGGGATTTAGGTATTAATGACTCGACTGCTATTTGGTTTGCACAAGTGTATAGAGGGGGTGCTGTTAATGTTATTGACTATTATGAGAATAGTGGCGTTGGCTTGGACCATTACGCTGAAGTATTGCGAAAGAAAGATTATCACTGGGGAGATCATCTTGCTCCACATGATATTGAGGTTCGAGAACTGGGTAGTGGGAAATCGAGATTAGAGACTGCTTTTAGCTTGGGGATACGCTTTAAGGTGATACCGAGAATGAAAATTGCTGACGGAATCAATGCTGCTAGAATGATAATACCTAAATGCTACTTTGATAGAGACAAATGTGCAGAGGGATTGGAAATGTTGCGACAGTATAGGCAGGAATGGGATGAGAAGAAAAAGATATTCCGAGATCAGCCAAGACATGACTTTACAAGCCATGCTGCTGATGCTTTTAGATATTTAGCTGTTGGGTTGGAGAATCGTACGACTATGACAAGACCACCACAATCTGTGGCTGTGAATGAGTACAATCCTTTTACGCTGTGATGTATGGTCACGACTATGAAGATGCTTTGGAGATGGTGAGGTATAGTGAGCATCATAGGGATTGGGATGACGAGATGATACAGAATTATATTGAAAAACCTTTAGGAATTAGACAGTATAAGATTATGAGAGACGATTTACATGAGCCATTGATGTTTGCTACATGGGGATTTCCTAGTGAAGAGCAGGTTGATGAGTACGTTGGAACCAAATATTTCCCTGTTGATGGATACAAGGGAGGTGGCAAAGATGTTTGGTTAGTAGACTTTATTGCAAAAAAAGGTTATACAAGAATTGGATTCCTTGTTTTGAAGAGGATGTTCATGCGTAGTGGCTTTAAAAAAGCCTTTTGGTTTAGACCTGAAACTGAGAAGTTAGGGTGGCATATGTTGAAAGGAAAGTAACATGGGTGGTGGTCCTAGTGGTGATAGCTCAGGCATGGGTATAGAAGATGATGTTCTAGGCATCTCTAAATCCAAATCAGACAGCGAAAGATCTAAAATGTCTAAGTCAGGCGTTCAAGACCCATATGATTTCACAAGGCTTAAAGAAAATTTACAAGCTAAAGAATTGGAAAAAAGGGCAGAGAAAGGTCAAATAAATGTTCCTGTTCCTACTATTGGTACTGTTGTCTTAAATACTATTGCTTCTATGGCTAACAGACAGCAAGCCAAAGGATTAAGAGGTGGTGGAGAAATGGTTAGTGACAGCAGAGGTGGTTACCAGGGTGTTGTTACTCAAAATACATTAGGTAAAGTTTATAGTGGTAATCCTGATTTTGATCCTAATGCAACAAAAACACCAGATAATAATGAGGTTATCCTTAGAAAATATGCGAGTAAAAAGAATAGGGGTTCTACAAAGGAAGGTACAGGTATTATTTTAATGCCTGGAAGTATGAAAAAATCTGTTTTATAGGAGATTGATATGGGTGGTGCACCAAAGAAAATAACAAAAGCTGTTTCAAAGATAGGCAAAGGTGCTGTAAAAGGCGTTGGTGAAATCTTTGAAGAGGTTATTGAAAAACCTGGTAAAAAAATTATCCAAGAAACCAAAGAAACTATAACAGGTACAGATAAATATGACTATAGGCAGCCAGAGCAACCAGTAGAATCTCCTGAAATAACACCTGAAGTTGTTGAAGATGAAAAGCCAACTATAACAACTAGGTATGCCACTAGAGGAAAAAGATCAGGTCAAGGTGGTACAATCATGGAAGGCTATGGCGTAGTTACACGACCACCATCAAAAAGATCAATAAGCACGTAGGAGATAACAATGTCATTTTTAAGACCAAAGGTATATGTTCCACCACCACCACCAGTTCCAGAAGAACCTGACAAAGCTGATTACGAAAAGGCTGCTGCGTTAGCTGGAGAAGCTGAAGCAACAGAAAGAAAGAAGCGTAGAGGTCGTGGCAGTACAATAGTTGCTGGACAGCTAGGCGAAACATCTACCAGCATGAGCAGCACAGGTGGTACACCAACTTTATTAGGATAGAGCTATGATGAATGTCAAAGATATAGTTGCTAGATTTCAACACGTTGAAGGTCAGCGAGATAACTGGAACAACCATTACCAGGAGTTAGCTGATTATATGCTGCCAAGAAAGGCAGACATAGTTAAGAAGAGAAGTCGTGGCGAAAAGAGAATGGAACTTATCTTTGATGGCACAGCTTTACAGGCAGTTGATTTGTTATCATCTAGTTTACATGGGATGCTGACATCAGGTGCTACACCTTGGTTTCACTTGACAATGAAAGATGAGGAGCTAGGTAGAGACGAAGAGGTGCAGAGGTGGTTAGAGGATTCATCACAAAGGATGATGCGTGCTTTTACCATGTCGAACTTTGAAACCGAAGTCCATGAGATGTATGTTGACCTAGTTGTGTTTGGTACTGGCTGTATGTTTGTCGAAATGGATGACAAGACATTACGTTTTAGTACAAGACATATATCTGAGTTTTACGTTACAGAAGACCAGTATGGTATAGTTGACACTGTTTTTAGAAAGTATGAGATACCAGCAAGACAAGCTGTACAACGATTTGGCATTGAAAACGTAGGTACTTTTATTGCTAGGACATTTGAGAAGAAGCCTGATGAGAATGTGGATCTCCTTCACGTTGTGATGCCTAGGAAAGACAGAGATCCTACGAAAAGAGATAATAAGAATATGCCGTTTGCATCTATGTATATTTGCATGGAGACAAAGATGGTATTGGCAGAGAGTGGTTTCCAGGAACTGCCTTACGTTGTACCACGCTTCTTGAAGGCAACTGGAGAAGTGATGGGGAGATCTCCAGCAATGGTTGCGTTGCCAGATGTTAAGATGATAAATCTTATGTCTAAAACAATCATACAAGCGGCACAAAAAATGATAGATCCTCCACTACTAGTGCCTGATGATGGGTTTTTGCTCCCTATAAGAACCCAGCCTGGGGGTCTCAACTTTTACAGATCAGGTTCCAGGGATACGATAACACCATTACAAACTGGTGCGAATATACCTATTGGACTGAATATGGAAGAACAGCGAAGAGCAGCAATTCGTACTGCGTTCTTCGTTGACCAACTATTAAGTGGCAATCAGCCTAATATGACAGCCACTGAGGTTATCCAAAGACAGGAAGAAAGAATGAGAGTAATAGGTCCTGTTCTTGGTAGATTGATGAATGAGATGCTAAGACCTTTGATTGATAGGGCGTTTGCTTTGATGTTGCGTGCTGATATGCTTGCTATACCACCAGAGGTATTGCAAGGAAGAGATATAGATATTGAATATGTATCACCATTGGCTAGAGCACAAAAGTCTAGCTCTGTGAATGGCGTGATGAGAGCATTAGAGATATTGATGCCGTTGTCACAACAGTTACCAGTAGGAGATCATATTGACCCTGATGGATTGGTTACCTATTTAACAGAAGCATTAGGTGTTCCAAAGAAGATACTAAAACCTCAATCAGCTATTGACGAAGAAAGAGAACAGCGTGCAATGATGCAGCAAGAGCAGATGGAAAGACAAATGGAGCAAGAAGATGTTGCCACAGTCGGTCAAGCTGCACAGGCTGTAAGAATGGTGGGTGCAAATGAATGACCAGATAGCACAGTTAAAGATAATGTATAAGGATACATTTAACGATAACGCTGGTAAAAAAGTTTTGGAGGATTTGGAGTTACGTTGTAATTGGCGTGCTTCAAGTTATGTAGCTGGAGATGCCAATGCTACAGCCTTTGAAGAAGGTAAAAGGGCAGTAATACTACACATATACAATATGATGAAAGAGGAGTAAAAATGTCAGAACAAGTTGCTGAACAGGTAGCCGAACCAGTACAGCCTTCAGTGTTGGAAACACCATCCGAGGTTGCACAAGGTGGGTCTGGTAACAGTTTCATGGAAATGATACCAGAGGAATTAAGGGAGCATCCAAGTTTATCACCAATTAAAGACGTTGGTAATTTAGCTAGGAGTTATGTAAACGCACAGAGATTGATTGGCAGTGATAAGATTCCATTGCCAAAGAATCCAACAGACGAAGATTTAGATAACATTTACAGTAGGTTAGGCAGACCAGAGACACCTGATGGTTATGAGTTGCCTGTTGATGGTAATGTTATTACTGAAGATATAGCAAAGCAATATGCAGATATTGCTCATAGTCTAAGGCTTACACCACAGCAAGCACAAGGTGTATTGGACTATTACAAAAGTTCAGTGTCGCAAAGCACAGAAGCTATGCAAGCTCAAGCAGAGCAGCAAGCTGAAGCGACAGCAGCAGAACTACAAAAAGAGTGGGGTGCTGCTTTTGAGCAAAAGGTAACGGCTGCAAAGGAAGTTGTCGATCAGTTTGGTGGCAGCGATTTGCTACAGATGAAGCTGGAAGATGGCACATTGATTGGAAATCATCCTGCATTTATCAAAGCCTTTGCTGCTATGGGTGAGTTTAAGTCTACTGTAACAAGCGAAGATACTGTATCTGAAAACGCTGTTAATAGACAGTACACACCACAAATGGCACAACAGGAAGTTGACGCAATTATGAACGACAAGTCACACGCTTATTGGAATAGAAAGGATCCTATAGGAAGACAACGTGCAGTTGATCGTATGCAAGAATTGATGGGTTATATTCATGGTGGATGAATTAACACCTGACCAACAGATTCGTTTGGAATGTCTACGGCTTGCAGTTGAATTTGGTACGCAAAGAGATATGTTGCATCCAGAGAAACTTGCTGATATATATTACGAATGGATGATGAAGGGTAGCTTGGTAACAAGTCCTCAAGACAATCGGATAGACGATAGCCTGAAGTCGGCTCAAAAAACTAGGAGTGTCCGTAAAGGGTAGCACGCTGCAAATAAAATCAAATGTAACTTTTACTAAGGAGACTTAAATGTCAACACAAGTAACTACAGCGTTTGTTCAACAGTATTCTGCTAACGTGCAGATGCTATCTCAACAGATGGGAAGCCGTCTAAGAGATGCA